ATCTGTTGGTGTTGGTGAATCTCATACTATTACCTCCAAGAAACAGAATACAAAGGCATTATTATGCATTGATAACATGATTCAATCTCCTCTGGTAGCTACTGCTGTTACTACAACTTTGGGAGAAAATATTGTTTTCCAAGATAAGTTCCTTACTACAGGAATTACTTCTATTGCTTCTCAAGACATCATTAAGATGGATGAGGAATATATGCTTATTGAAAGTATCGGTGTGGGCGCAACTTTCAGAATAGAAGTTGAAAGAGGTAAGATGGGAAGTGCTATTGCTATCCATACTTCTGGAGCACTTATCACTAAGATGGCTGGCAATTATCAGATTGTTGATAATACCCTCAATTTCTCAGAACCTCCTCATGGTCAAGTTCCTTTAAGCACTTCTACTGCTCAACCAGATGATAGGGATTGGGTAGGAATTACCACTAATTCTACTTTCCAAGGTAGAACTTTTATGAGAAGAGCTGCTGAAGGAACTAATGAAGAAACATATGCTAGCAATTATGTCTTTGATGATATTTCTAATCAATTTACAGGAATTAAGAGTGACTTTATTCTAAAGGCTGATGGTTCAAATACCACTGGATTCTCAACAAATAATGCAGTTATTTTGATTAATGGAGTATTCCAACTTCCAGAAGGAGAGCAAGATAATTTACCTAATAATTATACTATTAATGAAGCAGATCCTGGTGTTTCTACTATCACCTTTAGTGGAGATATTAGAGAATATGGATATGATCCCAGTAGAGCTGAATTCCCAAGAGGTGGGATGATTGTTTCAGTAGCAGCTACTTCTGGATTCGCTTATCAACCTTTAGTGGGAGCAGCAGCAACTGCTGTCGTTGGATCTGCAGGAACTATTACTAGTGTAAGTATTGGTAATAGTGGATCTGGTTATAGGTCAGGTGTTCAAGGTACAGTAGTTGTTGGTGTTCAGACTTATAATACCGGTATTGCATCCGCAGTTCCAATTGGAACAGCCACCATCAGTGAAGGTCATATTACTGCAGTTGCTATTACTAGTGATCCAAAATTCTATATTCCAAGATCTATATCTGGTGTGGCATATAGTTCTGTTACAGGAATGACTACTGTAACTACTAATTGGAAGCATGGATTGGATGCTGGTGATCAGATTCTATTGTCTGGTATTGCCTTTACTTGTGAATATGCCCCCTCAGTATCTGTGGGCATTGCAACTTACACCAATACTAGTGGTGTGATGACAGTTACTACTTCAACTGTTCATGGATTAAATGCCAGCAAGACTAAAGATTTTGTTATTCTAACTGGATTGGGATTCACTTGTGCTATTGATTCTGGAGTGAGTACTCATTTCTATCCTAGAGCAAAAGATCCATTCTATGATACTGCTGTTTCAATTGCATCTACTACTGCTACCACTATTACTCTGAATGTTGGATTTGCTAATGCTGGTCAGCAATATACTCATACTTGGAAAGGTGGGACCGCAACAAATGCTATTCAAAGCGGTGGTAATTATGGGCATAAGTTTGTAAGAGCTAAGTCTCATTCGGTATTAGCAGATTCGGGTGCTACATTTACGCCTCAGCATGTTGCTTATACTCCATCAATTGGAATAGTAACTATGACTATGCCAAGTCATGGTCTTACAACTTCCAATAGTGTTAAGATTGATCTTAATTCTTTGACACTTACTTGTGCTATGGATGCTTATAGAACTGAGCATACTTATCCCAGAACAAGTGATTCTATTGCAGGCATATTTACAGCAATTACTAGTGTAACTACAGATACAATTGGATTTAATGTTGGAGTTTCTACTATTGTTAATCACAGCATTACTACTGCCACTTATAATGCATCTACTGGTGTAATGGCTTTGACTATTGGTGCTCATACATTGAAGACAGGAACTAGTGTTAAGATTGCTGAAGAATCATTGACGTTTGACTGTTCTAGAGATGGATATGCTACAGATCACAAGTATCCAAGAAGAGGAGATCCTTTCTTCAATGGAATGAAGGTTATTAATGTTAATACTACTAGAGAATTTGAAGTTAATGTGGGAACTTCAACTGTACCAACTTTCTATAAGACTGGGGGAATAGTTCAACCTGCTATTATTGCTCCTAGACAAGGAACCAGTAGTGCTGGAACAGGAATTGCTACAGGTGTAGATCCTGCCTTTAATGGCACTCCAATCAATAGAATTATTAGCGATACTCAGTTTGAAGTTAATACAGGTATATCTACCAGAGATCATCATTATGCTAGAGGTGGAACTGTTTCTCAACCAGTTGAGATAGTTATTGATGAACCTTTAAGTTATGACAATATTATGCTTCAATATAGTGCAGAATCTCAATCTGGGGTAGGTAAGAGTGCTACAGTTGATATTGTAGTAGGACAAGGATCTAGTGTTGTTGATTTCACTATAAGAGATTTTGGATATGGTTATGGTAATGGGGAAATTTTAACACTTCCTGTAGGAGGAACCACTGGTATTCCTACAGATACTACTACTAATGTATTTGCAGAATTTGCATTAACTATTGAAAATATCTTTACAGATAGTTTTAATGGTTGGTCACTTGGACAACTACAAGTGTTGGATAAATTAGATTCTCAATTCGATGGAACCACAAAGGCATTTAGACTTTCAGTTAATGGAGAAACTGTTTCTATTCAGGCTTCTAAAGGATCTGCTATTGATGTAGAAGATACTTTACTAGTCTTTATTAATGATGTTCTTCAAGAACCTGGAGTTGGATATGAATTTGAGGGAGGAAGTGTAATTACTTTCTCAGAATCTCCTAGGGGTGCATATTTGGAAAATGGAAATGTAGCAGTTGGAGATAGTTCTAAGATTCTCTTCTATAAAGGCGCTGGAAATGTTGATGTTGTTTTCAAGGATGTATTAGATACTGTGAAGAAGGGTGACACATTAGATATTGGATATAGTCCATTAAAGGGCCAAACCGTAATTCTGGATCAAGATCCTAGAATCATTACTGGAATCAACACTATTGATACAGTTGAAACTAATTTATATAATGGTGTTGGAATTACTACAGATATTACTGTTGGTAGACCAGTTACATGGTGCAAACAGACAGTTGATATTATGTCAGACAATACCAAAATTGGAAAAGATAGAATTCATTATGAACCTTTAATTAGTCCAGTATCTTATCTTATTAATTCTGTAGGTTTAGGAACTACAGCATTCTATGTTAATGATTTAATACCTTCTTTTAATCCTAAGAATGAAATTGAAAATGATAACCAAAGAAGTACCTGGCAAGATATTATTGAAATAAATGATCAAAATACATTAACTGGCGCTGCAGCTACTGCACTTGTTTCTGTTGGTGGAACAATTTCCTCTATTGTCATTAGTAGTGGTGGTATTGGATATACTGCTGCACCTATTGTTACTATTTCCAATCCCGTTGGGGGTGGTGGTAGTACTGGAGTAGGGTTAGCAACAGCAAATATAAGTAGTGCTGGAACTGTAACTTCTGTTATTATTTCTTATGGCGGAACAGATACTGGGTTCGCTTATACTTCTACCAATCCTCCTGCTGTTCTTATTCAACCTCCTATTATAGAGAGAGAAAAGATTAATGTAGATTCTTATGAAGGTGATTCTGGTGTAATCGTTGGAGTTGGAACTACAACTTCTGGATCACAGCAACAATTCTATTTTGACCTCTTTATTCCTCAAGGTTCTTATTTAAGAGATACTAATATTGTTTCTACTGCTGTGACAGTAAGTGGATTGGGTACAGATGATTACTTTGTAGCTTTTGACACTAATGCATCTATTGGGAGTACTTTCGCAACAGAATCTGGGGATGGTACTACTACAGTTGGAATTGGAACTACTCAACTTGATGCTGTATACAGGGTTAAGAGTGTAGAAACAAGAACTATGGTTAATGTGACTGCTGGATCAACTATTGGGTTCTCAACTGATGTGAGAAGAGTATTTGTTAATATTGATAGTTATAATATTGGAATTGCTTATACTACTTCTCCTTTCATAGGACAATTTAGTTGGGGTAAGATTAACTCTGAAGCGAGAGTGGGTCCAAAGAGTTTTGATGCTCATACCATGACTGGTATTGGTACACCGGGGAGTGGAATTTCTACCTCTAGTGTGGTGAAGAGGTTTAATGATCTTAAATACACAGCTTACACCTAAAAGTGTAATAAATAAGAAAAAAGTCCTATAAAAATGGCAGCGATAATTACTGATCAACTTCGTATATTAAACGCGAAGAATTTTATTGCTGGGGTACAAACCAGCACTAATTCTTATTATACGTTTATTGGATTACCTAATTCTGCAGATAATCAATCTGATTGGGATTCTAACTCCCCAACACCCAATGATAGTTTCAATGCTTTTAATGAAGATTGGGATACTATGTTGGCTGTTAAAAAAATTGGCACCAACGATGTAAGTCAGGTAGTTAATAAAAATGTATGGGCATCTGGAGTAACCTATGATATGTGGAGGAATGATATCACCATTGACAATCAATCCCAACCATCTGGTGTTGCTGATATCTATGCTGCTAATTATTATGTGATGAACTCTGATTATAGAGTTTATATTTGTTTGTATAATAATGCAAAACCAGAGAATAATCATAGAGGAGGACCATCTTTAGATGAACCTACTTTTACTGATCTAGAACCTAGAACAGCAGGAACTAGTGGAGATGGTTATATTTGGAAATATCTTTATACTATTAAACCCAGTCAAGCTATTAAATTTGATTCCACTAATTATATCCCTGTTCCGAGTGAATGGTCTACTAATACTCTAGATGCTGCTGTTAGGCAAAATGCAGCAACTAGTGGCCAGATAAAAATTGTAACTATTAGAAGTAGAGGTGCTGGTTTAGGAACTGCTAGATCTTATTCAAATGTTCCTATTAATGGAGATGGCGCTGGAGCTAAGGCAACTGTAGTTGTTAATGCTGATTCTAAAATTGATTCTGTAACTATTTCTAATGGTGGTTCTGACTATTCATTTGGAACTGTAGATTTAGAAGCAGGTGGATTGCCCACAGGGACTACTATTCCAGACTGTGATGTTATTATTCCTCCTCCAGGAGGTCATGGATCAGACATCTATAGAGAATTGGGTGCATTTAATGTTTTAACTTATGCAAGATTTGAAAATGATACAGAAAATCCAGATTTCATTACAGGAAACCAATTTGCTAGAGTTGGTCTAATAGAAAATCCCAAATTATTTAATTCAGATGGTATTTTTACTGATGATAAAGGTAGTTTATCTTATGCAATAAAACTAACTGGTGTTGGTTATAGTGAAGCTACTTTTACTCCTGATAGTTTTGTTACTCAAACAGTTGGGGTTGGATCTACTGCTGTTGGAAGAGTTGTTGCTTATGAGCAAATAACAGGTATTTTGAAATTATGGCAAGATAGAGCTACTGCTGGATTTACTACAGTTGGAGCAGCCATAACAAATCCAACCTATGGATTTACAATGAATAGATTTACTGCAGGTATTTCCACCGGTGGAACTTATAATATTGTCCCAACTACAGGCAATACACTAGCTATTGAGACTTCCTTTACAGATAATAAAGTGTTAATAAATAATAGAGATTATTATCTGGGACAAGATTTTACTCTAGGTGTTGCTCAACCAGAAGTTCAAAAATATTCTGGAAATATTATTCATATTGATAATAGACCATCAGTAACAAGGTCCTCGTCCCAAAAAGAAGACGTCAAAATTATCTTGCAATTCTAAAAAATCATGCCACAGGAAACCAATCTTAATGTTGCTCCTTATTTTGATGACTTTGATACGCAGAGCAATTACTATAAAGTACTATTCAAACCTGCTTATCCAGTTCAGGCAAGAGAGTTAAACAATCTTCAGTCCATACTGCAAGATCAAGTCGAAAACGTAGGTAATCACTTTTTTAAGGAGGGAGCTAAGGTTATTCCTGGGCAAACAACTTATTTGAGTAGTTTTTCTGCAGTTCAAATTGAACCTCAATTTACAGGACTGCCCGTATCTACTTACCTGGATCAATTAATTAATAAAACACTTACAGGTAGAAGATCTGGAGTTACTGCTAAAGTAGTAAAGTATTTGACAGACTCAGAGTCTGAAAGAGGTAATTATACACTATACGTAGATTATGTAGAGTCCGGTACAGATTCATCATCAACTAAAGAATTCTTTGATAATGAAATTCTTAGTGTTAGTGAAACTATAAGTTTTTCTAATACTTTTATATCTGCAGGAGAAGGAGTTGCTCAAACTCTAGCATCTAATTCTTCTGCTCTTGGCTCTGCATTTGGGATAAGCAATGGAGTTTATTTCTTAAGAGGATATTTTGTTGATGTATTTGATCAATTAATGATTCTTGATCAATATAGCAATACTCCCAGTTATAGGATAGGATTATATGTTCAAGAAGAATTAGTTTCTTCTGAAAGTGATAGAAGTTTAAATGATAATGCTCAAGGATTTAGTAATTTTACTGCGCCAGGTGCAGATAGATTAAAAATTTCTGCAGATCTTGCTAAAAGAGATTTAGATGATTTTGATGATCAGAATTTTGTTCAAATAGCAGAAGTACGGAATGGTATTTTAAGAGAACTGGATAAAGGTGGTGTATTTAACCAACAGTTGAAGGATGAATTAGCAAGAAGAACTTTTGATGAGTCCGGACATTATTATGTAAGAGAATTTGTGACTACCATGAAAGATAGTCTCAATAATGGATTTGGTAATAGGGGTCTTTTTAATGTAGATCAGCTTACTTCTGGTGGCAGTAAGCCCAGTAAGGATTTGGCTGTATATAAAATATCGCCAGGAAAAGCATATGTTAGAGGATATGAAATTGATAAAAATACTCATTCTTACTTAGATTGTCCCAAACCCAGAACTACAAATACAGCAGAAAATCAAGCTGTTAATTTTGGTTTTGGTCCTACTTGGAGAGTTAATAGAACAACTGGATCACCATATGTTGGATTTAATACTAGTACTACTTTGGGTTTAAGAAGTAGGAGAGTTGGAGTTGATTCTACTACTGCTGCAGGTACAGAGATTGGAATTGCGAGAGTTTATGATTTTGCTTTAGAATCAGGTGCTTATGATTTACCCAATCCTAATCTAAACAGATGGGATTTATCTTTATTTGACGTTCAAACTTATACTGATATTTCAATTAATGAGGCGCATACCATTCCAGTTCCTTCTTTCGTAGAAGGTCAATCTAGTGGTGCTACTGGTTATTTAAGAACTGAAGTAGTAGTAGGGACTGGAATAACTGTTTATGGAGGAAAGGGTAATTTTGTTATTGGAGAAAGAATTACTTTCAATGGAATTGGAACAGATGCAAGAACAGCAATAGGAGTTACTCAATATTCCCTTTCAGATGTTGAATCCGTTTATGGTAATACTACTAGTGGATCTGGTACTGGAATTAATACCTTTACTGCGGATCTCGTTACTTCAACAGCAAGAGTTATTGGTATTGCATCAATTTCAGCTGCTCCTACTATTTCTTGGATTAAAACCAATGGTAATATTTCTGGAGGTGTTACAGTAACTTCTCCGGGGTTCACATGGCCAGGTATTGTTACTACAGGAGATCTTGTTAGTTTTAGTGTTGGTGGGCAAACAGATAAGCATTTTGCGAGAGTAGAGAGTGTTGCTACTAATTCTATTGGTATTTCTTCAGTAGCTAATGTTATTGGTATTTGTACTGGAGATTTGCCTCATGGTAATGGAGGTACTTTAAATGTTACTGCAACTGAAGTAACCAATTTTACTCTTTTAGAATCTAGATTGCAAGAACAACTTTCATCTGGTAATGCTGCAAATAATGAATCACTTTATAGTATCTTTCCTAGAAAGAATATAGAATCTATAAATTTTGTTGATAATACTTTAGATATTAGAAAGCAATTTAATGATTTACAAATCGATGTAAATGGAGATTCTAGCACTATAACTGCTGGGACTGATGAAGTGTTCCTTTCTTTTGATGAAGAAAGATATACTATGGTTCGTTCTGATGGATCTATTATTTCTCTTACACAAGGTAATTTAGATTTTGGGTCTGGAAATACAACACTTACTTTTAAAGGTCTTGAATCAGGATTCAATAATATAGCTAAAGTTACTGCTACTTTACGTCAGAGTAAGATTACATCGAAACAAAAAGTTAGAAATATTGGAGCTACTACTTTAATTGAGTATTCAACTAATTCAGCATCAGGAACAGATGTCTCTGGAGGTGCTGCAACTTTAAATGATGGATTGACTTTTGGCAATTATCCGTATGGAACTAGAGTTCAAGACGCCGCAATTTCTCTTAATGTTCCAGATGTAACTGTACTTTATGGGCTTTTTGAATCACAAGATACTGATGATCCAGTACCTCCCAGCATGACTGTTGGTTCTATGGATGGTCCTACCTCTACAAGTAGTGATCTTATTATTGGTGAAGAGGTTGTTGGATCTATTAGTGGTTCAAGGGGAAAATATATCAGTAAACTTTCTAATACTTCTATTCAATTCATCTATATGAATCAGACTGTATTTGCAAATAATGAAGTTGTTAAATTCCTAGATTCTGGTATAAGTGCTGTTGTATCTAGTGTTAGTATTGGAAGTAAGAATATTACTCAAAACTTTACTCTTTCATCTGGGCAAAAGAGCAGCATTTACGATTATGCTCGTCTTTTAAGAAAAGCAGATGCACCTATTCCTTCTCAGAAACTTAAAGCTTGGTATTTAAGTGGTAGTTATAATTCTTCGGATACTGGAGATATAACAACAGTTAATTCATATAGTGATTTTGAGTATGGAAGTGAGATACCTAGTGTAAATGGGGTTAGGTGTAGTGATATTGTTGATTGTCGTCCAAGAGTTAGTGATTTTAGTGTAAGTGCTGGATCAAGATCTCCTTTTGAATTTTTAGGAAGAAGTTTTGATGGAGGACAACATAGTTCTAAAAATGTTATAGCTAGCGATGAATCTATCATCTTAGATTATGATTATTATTTACCAAGAATTGATAGGATTTATTTAGATAAAGAGGGATTATTTACTGTCAGATATGGAGTTCCTGCTGATAATCCTACTCCTCCAGAGGGAATTGCAGGAGCAATAAACATTGCTAATGTATTTTTGCCTGGATATCTCTTTAGTATTGAGCAGGCTAAGATAAAATTTATTGAATATAGAAGATATCAGATGAATGATATCAATAGATTGGAACAAAGATTAAGAAATGTTGAGTATTATACGTCTTTAAGTAGGTTAGAACAAAATGTTGCTAGTCAATTTGTTCCAGATGCTAATGGATTGAATAGATTTAAAAATGGATTTTTTACTGATAAATTTAATGATCTAAGTGGACAAGATTTGGGTGTTGGTATTAGAAATAGTATTGATAGGTATAGAGGAGAACTTCGTCCTTCTCACTATACAACATCTTTCCTAATGCAACTTGGATCAGATGCTGTTGCTGGTATTGGAACTACTGCAATAAGTTCAGATCCTAGATTTGCAAATATTCTAGGAGCCAATATTAGAAAAAATATAAAGAATGATGGTGATCCATGTAGTGTTATTTGTTTGGATTATGATGACGCCGAGTGGTTAACTCAACCCTTTGCTACTAGGAGTGAAAGTGTAACTCCTTTCCTTGTAAGATTTTGGCAAGGTACTTTATCTTTAAATCCCACT